GAACTTGTTGAAGCTTGGCGAGATGCAGGCACGATGCTTGAAAGTGTAAGAGCAGGTCAAGTATATCGTATGGGTAATGGGGGTATCATCACAAGCGTTCCGCATGAAGGCATGATGAAACCTAATGGCATGATGCTAGGATTACCTAACCTTAGGAAGTTAAAGACGGATACAGGTGAGTCATGGGCATACGATAAGCTTATGGGCAGAACAATAATCCCTGAATATATTCATCCATCTAAAACATTTCAACGATGTATACAATCGTTGGCTCGTGATATAATAGGGGAACAATTAATTCAAGTAGCGAAAGTGTATGATGTAGTAATGACTGTGCATGATGAGTTAGTTATGCTATGTCCCGAAGATGAAGTAGATGAATGTGTAGCGTATGTTAAAAAATGTATGACAACTGCTCCAACATGGTGTAGTGATTTACCACTAGGTTGTGAAGTAGGAGTTGGCGATAACTATATGGATGCCAAATAATGAAAAAGACCGCACGTAATGATGTAACAGGCGATTGGTTACAATCTAAACCAAACAGTGAACAGTTTGAAAAGAATTGGGATTTGATCTTTGGTAAGAAAAAGAAAGAAGTTTTACCCGAGTATGAACTTAATAAATCAACAGGCGAAGTCCAAAAGGTAGATAATGGCGACACAACAAATCCACAAAAGTAGACGGCATGCTGACCCGTTCAAAACAAAAACAGGCAAAGATAGATTAAAAGCCTTGTCTTTAAAAAAGCTATATGAGTTATTAGATAAAGCTGCAGAAGGTAAACATAAAGCAAAGATAGCAAAAGAAATTGCTAGGAGAACTCCAATTGGCTGAATTTAAAACGTGGTCTTATTCGAGTGCTACCACATTCGAGAAATGTCCTAAGCAATACTATCATCTGTATGTAGCGAAAGATATTAAGCAAGACCCGAATACAGAACATTTTCTTTATGGTAACGAAGTTCACAAAGCTTGTGAGTTATACGTGAAGAACGCAACACCGTTGCCTGTAAAGTTTGATATGTTTCAACCAACCCTTGATAAGTTAATTGCAATTCCAGGGGATAAGTATTGTGAGTATAAGTTAGGCTTAACTAAAGACCTTGAACCTTGTGACTTCTTTGCTAAAGATGTTTGGTGGCGGGGAGTAATAGATTTACTTGTTGTCAACCCCGAAACTAAATTAGCTACCTTAATTGATTATAAAACAGGCAAGTCAAGCCAATATGCCGATACTAGACAGTTGTCTTTGTTTAGTGTAGCTATATTTAAACACTTCCCAGATATGCAAAAAGTCAAGTCTGGATTGGTTTTTCTAGTAAGTAAAGAGATACTAAAAGAAGACTATACAATTGACAAACTAGATGAAATGTTTGCTGAATGGGGTAAAATAACGCATAGGATAGATACTGCCCATCAGACAGGGGTTTTCAATGCAGTCCCAAACTTTGCATGTAGGAAGTTCTGCCCTGTTCAATCATGTTCACATTGGGGAAAATAATGGCACGAGATTATCAAAAAGAAAACGAATATAAGGCGCAGCCTGATCAAATTAAAAAACGTGTAGCTAGAAATAAAGCTAGACGAATGATGATAAAAGCTGGTAAAGTATCAAAGGGTGATGGTAAAGATGTAGATCATATCATTCCTCTAAGTAAAGGTGGTTCAAACACACCAAGCAATATGAGAATTAAAAGTAAAAGTGCGAACAGTTCGTTCCCACGAAATAGTGATGGTTCGTTAAAGAGAAACGTAACTAAGAAAAAATAAGATTTCCAACGCAAGGCGTGAGTGCGTTAAAACCGCGCCAGTTAACAATAGAAGTTCCTTATCAAGTAACCTTTCGTCTAGGTGTTAACACTGCAGTGTGTAGACGTGTCACTACCTCTCTCGGTGGCACGTCTATTTTTATTCATTAGGAGATTGCATTGGAAGTATACAAAGATAAGGCGTTGATTGTAAACACAAAACGCCCTGAATTAATTATAAATAAGATACCAAAAAGTAAGATATTAAAAACTTATGATAATGGTGTTACTCAAGTTGTAGTTAATTGGGGTCTAGATGAAGTGCTAACTTTATCAGACATGAAAGTTAAAAACCCTCCGTCTCCTATAACACGTGACTATAACTTTCCAGGTATTCATAAACCTTTTGATCATCAAAAAACTACAGCACAATTCTTATCTGCACACAAACGCGCTTACTGTTTAAGTGAAGCAGGAACAGGTAAAACATCTGCTGTAATATGGGCAGCGGATTACTTAATGAATTTAGGTAAAATAAAACGTATGTTAGTAGTATGCCCCCTATCTATTATGCAAGCGGCATGGCAATCAGACTTCTTTAAAACAGCTATGCATAGAAGTGTAGGTATTGCTCATGGTAGTGCAGAAAAAAGAAAAAAAGTATTTGCAGAAAACACAGACGTAGTTATAATAAACTATGATGGTATTGAAATTGTAGAGAAAGAAATTAAATCTGGCGGTTTTGATTTAATAGTTGTCGATGAGGCAAACTATGTCAAGACTGTCACGACACGTCGCTGGAAGTCACTAAACCGTGTTCTGACTCCTAACACATGGTTATGGCTTATGACAGGAACACCCGCTGCTCAATCACCAGCTGACGCATATGGACTGGCTAGACTTGTGAACCCCGCATCCGTCCCTAAATTTGCAGGAACATTTAAGGATATGGTAATGCAAAAAGTTAGCCAGTTCACCTGGGTGCCTAGATTTAATGCACAGGATATTGTATTTAAAACGTTACAACCTGCCATTCGATATACAAAAGAAGAATGTCTTGACTTGCCCGATGTTCTTTACACCACTCGTGAAGTTCCACTCACCCCACAACAAGAAAAGTATTACAAAAAATTAAAGAAAGATATGTATCTTGAAACTTCAGGTGAAGAGATTACTGTAGTTAACGCAGGAGTTATGTTAACTAAACTCCTACAAGTAAGTGCAGGGGCAATATATTCAGATGCTAGAGAAATTATAGAGTTTGATATATCTAATCGTATGACAGCCCTTAAAGAAATTATAGAAGAAGCCAGCCATAAAGTTTTAATCTTTTGCCCTTTCCGCCACAGCATAGAAAAGATTATGATGGAGTTAAATAAAGACCGCATATCTTGTGAAGCTATACATGGTGATGTAAGTATGAATGCACGAACAGATATCTTTAAACGATTCCAAGAAACAAAAGACCCACAAATATTAGTAATTCAACCACAAGCTGCATCGCATGGTGTAACACTCCACGCAGCTAACGTAGTTGTATTTTGGTCGCCTGTAATGTCTGTTGAAACCTACATACAATGTTGTGCTCGTGTAGACAGAGCTGGACAAAAAAACAAAATGACCGTAGTGCACCTACAAGGTTCACCTGTCGAACAAAAAATTTACAAAATGTTGCAAGGCAAGATTGATAATCACGTTAAATTAGTTGACCTTTACAAAGAGGAGTTTAATGATGTTTGATAGAAAAGCTTGGGTAAAAGAGTGGAGAAATAAAAAAAGAGACCACATACGTCAATATCATCATAAATATGCTGTGGAGCATCCTGAAAAAATATTACTACTAAGTGCACAAAATAGGTCAAAGAAAAAAGGAACCCCATGCACGATAGAAGAAACAGATATAAATATACCTAAGTTGTGTCCTGTATTTAAAGAACCATTAGAAAAAGAATTTAGACCATCAGGTAAAAAAGGGGCTTCTCCATATGCCGCATCACTTGATCGAATAGATAATTCTAAAGGATACATAAAAGGAAACATACAAGTTATAAGTAATAAAGCTAACACAATGAAAGGTAATGCAACCCCTGAAGAACTATTACAATTTTCCTTTTGGATAATACTTACTTATGGACATTTAATTGATAAAGAAATTAGTTGACATTGTAAATAATTATGTTATACTGTTATCCTTAAGATTTGAAAGGAGAGAATGTGGAATTAGATGATAATAAGATTGAGAAGCTAATGCAAGCTTCTGTTAATATGCGCGACAAAATTGAGGAGTTAGAAAAACAAATTTCTGAAATTAAAATTAGCAGAGATAAGGTTGATATGGCTCTGAACGAAGCATGTAGAACTTTAAACGTAACTAGTTTGAAAACTAAAGTTGGAACCTTATCAAGAACACTAAAGACAAGATATTGGTCAAGCGATTGGCCTAGTATGTATGACTTTATATTAGAAAATAAATTGCCCGAGTTCTTTGAAAAAAGATTAGTGCAATCATCAATAAAAGAATACTTAGAGCAAAACCCTGACAAACATCCGCCAGGTTTACAAGCAACAAGTGAATACACAGTTCGAATAACAAAAAGTAGAGACAACAAGGAGGAAGTATGAGTACAGATTTAGACGTATTTGGTAGCACCGCAGTAGCAACACACACCCGTAGGGATGATGGTTTTACTGCTAATATTACAGGTAGTTCAGTAACTTCTAAACGTATATCTATACGTGGTGGTAAGTTTAGATTAATGGTTAATGGTAAAGAAGTAGAGAAGTCAAATCAAGACGCACTTGATGTGGTTATTGTTAATGCGTCACCTCATGTGCATAGAATGTATTTTTCTAAAGCATACGTGCCAGGCGAAAAAATGCCACCTCCAACATGTTGGACATCAGACAGTCAAAAGCCTGATGAAGCTGTAACAGAGAAACAAGCAGATACTTGTTTAGCATGTCCACAAAATATTAAAGGCTCAGGCGCTAACGGAACTAAAGCATGTCGTTTTAGTAGACGTGTTGCTATGGTTCGTGCTGATGATATGAATGGTGATGTGTATCAAATGACTTTACCTGCACAATCAATATTTGGTAATGGCACAAAAGATTGTAAACCATTACATGAATATACAGATTATGTTCGTGCAAATGGTCAAAACTTAATGTCTGTTGTATCACGCGTATCTTTTGACGAAGACTCATCAAGCACAAAGATTGGCTTTAAAGCTATTCGTATTCTTAATGATGACGAGTATGCAGTATGTTCTACAAAGTCAACTTCAGAAGAAGC